AACGGATTATACACTGTAACGTACGTAATGTTCAAGGCATCCGTCTTATTGAAATAGAGGGTGCCGCTTCCCGGGGTAGCCACAAGGTTGTTGGTCGGGGAAATAGATGCTGAGATGTACGGCGGAATTGGGTTAGGACCGTATGGAATCAGCGCATTGTTAATGTTATCCGCCATTGTCTGGTCCGCACTGCCACTGCATAGCCATAGAGTATCCAACATTGTATTGCCGTTGATGGTTACTACATAACGGGAAGCACTGGTAGCTACATCGTAACTGAACGTCACAGGAGTCGTAAGATGTCCGAGCGAACCAATGTACTGTTGGCTAAAGAATTTGTCTCCGAAGTTTCCGCCTGCAAACGCCTGTAAGTAAGGCCCACCGCAGTTATCCGCTGGCGGGTCAATGATAAGGTAACTTGGCTTATTCTCGATGTCCGAATAAGTAGTTCCACATCCTATTGGGTCCGATGTTGCAGTCAACATGATAGTGTAAGTGCCCGGAATCACGAAGGACTGAGTTGGACCAAATGCGGTGCTTGTTAAAGTAGGGCCGAATTGCCAGAGATAGGTGTTGGCATTTGTGCTTAGGTTACTAAAGCTAACTTCCAGCGGAGCCATGCCTCTCTTCGGATTTCCATCGAAATCAGCCGAAATGACGTAATTTTTGACCGTAATGTAGTCAGTAAGAATTTTGTGAAGCCCGAACGCTCCATAGTATCCCACCAATGTCACAGTGTAAGTCCTCGCTTCGTCATAAGTATGAGACGGGGCAAACTCAGTACTACTATGCCCGTCACCAAAATCCCAGACGTACTTAGTTGCACCAAAAGAGTTATTTACGAACTGAACGGTCAACGGGGAATATCCATCGAGGATAAGACTGTTAGCATAACATGGCAGATAGGCACTAAAATCTATTGTGCGTGGAGGCACACCCGCCGCAAAATGACCATGCTCGAAATCATCTGATAGGTCTCGAATATAGTTTCCGCCGTAATTGACTGGATAATCCGCATTGGGAAGAGAAAGGTATCCCAAATTCAAATTCAACGATTGAGTTGGAATGAGTTGTACGCTCATGCTAACCAATGATGCACTATCAAATGCATAGTGGTTCATCGAGGCCGTCACTGCAAAATCAGCCACACTGTCAATCGCTTTCAACTGATACTTTGGACGCTCCAAAATGGTTGGCTCAATGACGACTCCGAGCAACGCATTGGTACGAGCGGGGATGACATTCTTTATGCTTTCAAACACGGAGCGGTTGAAATACAGCTTGTAAGTGGTCAGTATTTCGTTGAAGAGTGTTCGGCTACCGCTGTACTGATTGCGGTCACTTGAATATTCCTTTCGGAACATTCGCAGCGAATCATAGCTTTCAGAGTACTGATACCCGGGGTCTCCAATGGCATCCATGAAGTCAAAGTTACCAAAGTAGCGAACGATGTCACGGTTCTTGAAATCTTGTGGGTCAACGAAGAAACCTACTTGGTTTGAATCGGGAGCCGTGGCACTCGGGTCAACATAGGTCGAACGGCCCAAGTTGTCGAAGCGGGCTTCTACCGACTGTGATACGAAACGGGTCTTCTCATTACGGAATCTGTTTGGGCCGTACTTGGAAATGCCCCAAGTACTTGGGTAGTCAATGACTTTGAACTGATACGGATACACCGACTGTGATACTGGCCCGCATTGACCATCCACCATGATAGTAGAACCTGACCACGCCATTGAACTGACAAGGTAATCCACGTTGGCGTCAGATTCACCGTACAACGTGTTCAACTTCATGGAGGATGATATTGCGAAGTATGGGTTTCCATTGACCCACATACCCGTATCAAGCTGGTTGAACGGGTAATCCGTATGCATACGGAAATACAGCGACTCGTATGGGATGGAACCTGTTCCACGATAACTATAAGCACTGAAATTGTTGGTGTAATCTTCGGCGTTGGCATCGGGAACGGGGTCTCTCCATACTTGGAACTTGTCGAAACAGCCCGTGTAACCCTGACCGTTTTGGTCAGCAAACCAACCGCCAATTTTCAATAGACCTCCATCACCGAAGCGGATGTTAGAGGCAGTGTCATAGCAAACGGCACTGGAAGTCAGGTTAACCAATTGGTTTCCGAACTCATTGCGTTTTACAAACAGGTCGTACTTGGCGGGAATGGCATCGTAGTTAGGGTCAAATTCAAACCCAAGGTCGGGGTAATTACGGCGAAGCATTACGCTATAGATATTTCCATCGAAGAGTGGGAACTCCTGACTGTACATCTTGAATGCTTCACTACCCTTGGTTCCGATTCGGAAGAACAGTTGTCCCGTGTTCTGTTTCGGAATACGAACAAATCCAACCGCCCATTCTCCCGAGCCAGCAATGGATTGTCGGTTTGTTCCTTCCACACGGCCAAACAAGATTTGTTCCTTGCCGTAAGTATATGGTTCCGACCCATCCACACTCACCTTGAAGAGATAAGTATGAGAGCCAGTTGGCAGTTGTAAATCGTACGAGTCGTACCGTGATGATGTGTCCCACTGACGCATATAGACACGCTCGTAGAGGGTATAGGAAGCCTTCGGGTCATCGTATGTTACTCCACCGTATTCTCGGACGCTGAGAAGAACGTTGGGTATGCCGTAACATGCAAGGATGAGTTTGATGGCTTCTTCTGTTCCCTTGGTCTTGAAAATTTGAGGGAGAGTATTGAGAATACGATTACGAATCGTCTTCAATCTCTCTTCTGCGGACATCTGGTTGAGTCCTGCCATCTGGTCACTGGTGAGATAGTTGTTGAGCAGGTTGGCTTGTTCAAGGGAGTCGTCCTGCTTCCACCCGAACGTACTGAGCATGTAATCAACCACTCGGCGAGTGAATTCGCTCGTCGGGTCATTGCCAAGCTTCTTTTCAGACGGCATGTTGGCAATGTAAATGTAGATGTTATCGAAGAAGTGACCCACCATTGACAAGAAGATGATGTAGTCATCATTGTCAGAATTGGAAAGAACATGCTCGGGGCAGGTATTGACTAAGCTGTCTCGATTATCCTTGTCATACGCCGTTGCCGCAGTGTCTTGGTCGGCCACATAACTGGCACTAACGAAGGCTCTATTCTCATAGTCATAGTTTCCCTGATTGTACAGGTAGGATTCATAACCATCAAAGGTACTGACAATGCTATCCATCTGCCCCTGAATGGAAGTGTATTCCTTGTCGTAATATGGGTATATGCTCCCACTGGCTGCGAGGAATGTCGTAGCCGTGGTATTCAATGCTTCAAGCGATGCACTCAGACCGTAGAGACTGATGGCCTTGTTCTTGAAAATCTTGAGCCGCATCTCGGCAGACGAGAATACGACAAAGTTACTGAAATTTGTATAATCCACCGACAACTCACCGATGTTTTTGCTAATCGCAATTTGACGCTCCGTTGAATCGTCTTGCTTCAAATCATTAGCCGTATAGGCCATGTTTGTATTTGTAAGACTTGCGTTAGGAGTTGGTATGGAGAAGTTCGGAGGCCCAATCGTATGGACGGTTTGAGACACGTCAGCCTTAATAATGGCACTGACAACGTACGGAACCAGCGAAATGTTAGAGACCCAGCAATGAGTCTGCGCTGGAAGGTCAGTCGGCAATTCATCCTTAAGCTTGACAAGCAGAGTAAGTGGGTCCGTTGGACTGGTCCGTTCATCCATCATGCCGATACTGAGAATCGGGAGCAGACGGTTGTCACCAACATTCAAAGCATTCTTAAAGTATCCGAAATACTTGTCGTTGTAAGCTGCTCGAAGAGTCGTGGAAATTGGAGTGTAGAAATACTTGGTGAAGTAATCATACACAAATGCCTTCGCATTTACGTATTCCTGCGATGGGTGGGGACCAGCCGCCGAGAACTTTCGTTCAATTGACGCCGAAACAAAGCCTTGGAAGTGAGTATCAATAGCATCAAAATCAACAACCATCGTCGAGTTCGACAGAAGGTAGTTGTTGAAGTACGTGCTGATACCCTGTATGCGAATGAAGTTCTGACTTATGACTTCCAACCCTGTCACTGACAGGACAGGCGTCGAAGAATATAGCAATAAGTCTTCGTAAATGTTCTTGAAGAACATCAGCATTCCACCATCGGACGGAATGAAGAAGAGGTTCTTGATGGTATTTACCTCATTGGTATAGAGAGGGGAAACCTTGTTGAAGATGTTTCCATATGGGCAGTCTTTTACCAGATTCACGTACAACGACGATACGTCGTTCATCAAGAACTTGTGCTGGCAAAATGCCGTGTATGAGTCGTTGAAATCGGAGATTGGGTAAAGCTTCAATTCCTTCCTCGATGGGGCAATATCCTTGATGACAAGCGGATTGTCGGGGTTGCCCGCCATCTCACGAGTCGTATTGTATGTGAGGAAGAAACTTCCACTCGGGATATAGAAGGATGCCGACACTTGGTCAGCGGGGTCCATCAATATGTCCTCGGTCTTGTGGAGGATATAGTCAGGCTTGAGAGCCTGATACGAATAGGTAACAACATTGTTCAGCGTATTGTAGTACGCAACTGTTACAGTGTCATAGCTCTTGGATTGGTAAAGAGTGTTCCATCCGATTTGCTTTTTGTCCCTATCCCATAGCCCCACTTCAACTACGTCATATTCTGATAGGCCAAACCATAGGTCCGTTTGAAACCCCTTCGTGAACATGGAATACTCCGTCGAGTTCAGGTATGAACCCGTATTCAAGCTACTTGAGCTATTGGAAACCATCTGGTATGATGTGTAGTCCATGTTATATCTTCCGGTTTGGTTGTGGCATTAGCGGAGCATATGGAAATGTATCCGAAAAGTTGGCGTCTATTCGACCTTGGCCAAGGGCTTTCCTAAGTTCCAAAATGACTTGCTTTACCACCTGAGAATCCGAAGCGTTACTTGTATTACCGCTTTCAGCAATAAGGTTATCCAATTGAACCTTCAAGGTGGAGTTTTCCTGCTGAATGATGCCCAATTGCTGTGTCAATGTATCCAAACTCGCCGTAGATTCAACCGACCCAGTGTCGGGGGAAAACTCAAGAAAATTGGGGTCATAGAACTTCTTGATTTTGGCATTGTCATACACCACGTTGGTCAATGGAAGTGCCAGATAAACCTGTGAGAAGTCAGCCGAGGAACTGTTGAAATACAAATTCCCCACGGCGTCGAATTTGTATTCGTAAGTGCCGTTCTGCTGAAACTCTAGGATGTTAGGGGAAAAGTCAGCCATAGCTTACCTTGTAATCTTGAATGTCTTGCCAGTGTCAATCGTATCAATCTGTGACCCGTCCTGAACCCGAATCAAAATACGATAGTATCTCTCTTGCGGGAGCGACGTGGTATCCACGAGGAAATAGTTCCCTTCGGGATATGCACAGCTTATCTGAGTATAACTATCGAAATCCATTACGATTTCGTCGGTCTGGTTGTCCTTCAACGCATAATATGACGATGTAGGCAAGAATTCAGGAACAAGATATTGCTCTTGCTGAGGGGAAATTCCATAGTATTTCAGCGGGAACTTCATTCGCCCGAAGACATTTACTTTGATAATGTCGCCTGCCTTGTATTCTGGCTGCAAGTTTCCAATGTTGATACTAAATGGACGTTCTATATCGAGGGGATACAGAAAACTGGACGTGAAATTCACGCTGCTGGTGTAAGCAAAACTAGATGTCGTCGCACTTCCCGTCAATTGTAATGTGACGTACCCACCAATGAGCGGACCATCCACAAACTGACCAACGAAGCTGGCGCTGGTTACGCTCTGAGTAACCGAGGCTGAAATAGAAGCGGAGATTGTGTAGAGGCCCAGTGCCGTTCCATGAACGTACAACCCGCTTATGAAGGCAGTCACATACGGATATGACGGCTGAGGCATCGGAATGATGCACGTAGCACCAATCAGAGATGCACTATTCCACGACCCAGTGAGACCAGCATAGAGAATTTTGTAGTTCTCGTAGTAGGCTGTGAATGTGTCACCGCCAAACGGCCCACCTGTAAATGAACCCGCCATCAACTGTACGGAGTGTGAAAGTCCGCATGAGGTTGTGACGCAGGTGTTCGGAGTAATTGGAATGAGACTCGACCATCCCACTTCATCGCCGCCCCAAACCCACTCTAAGTTGAGATAGGTATATGGGTTAGTAGTTGCGGGGAAGTCAGGCGTTCCGTATGGAGATTCCATCGGGGCAGTGGCACAACGAGTATGAATTTCGGTTGGTAAATTGACAGTTACACCAAGTATCGAAATCAAACCTTCCGTAGGACCAAACACGGGAACTCCCGCAATATTTCCTGAGAACCCAATCGCCGAGATAAATCCGACAAAATACTCGTTCGTCTCGTCGAGATAGTATCCCGAAGCAGTACCTTGCAAGGCGAGGGCCAACCCTCGCAGGCTTCCCATGAATTGGCCCGAATATGCGGGCATGGAAACATCACCCACGATATATCCCCCGATGTTTGTTCCACTAATTGCGCTACTGGTTACTTCTGTATTCACTCCATCAACTGACCCCGTGAAACTGGCTGAGAACAATCCGCTTCCCGTGAAACTGCCCGTAGCGTTTGCCACGCCATAGAATGACCCCGTGAAACTGCCCGTAAATTGTTGAACAAAGCTTCCCGTGATTAGAGAATTGCTCGCCGTAATGAAATGCGAGAAGATATTCAGAAATGACGAACCCGAGAAGTTACCATTCACCCCGCCCGCCCCCGTGAGGGATGACCCATTAGCTATGGTAGTCGAAGACCCCGAAGAGTACGAAATAACAGCACTGGCTGTCATATAGCTTCCTGTGGTGAATTCCCAGTCGTTGGCCCATCCTACGTCAAGGATAGGCGAATAAATGGTGTTGGTATCTTCGCTGAAATACTTGAGCAGGAATCCTGACCCCGTTGGATGGAATTCGTCTGAGGACATAACAACAAACCCGTTGTTTGGAAGACCCGCAAGCCACTGATTGACAATTGGAGTCACATCCATATCGAGGTCGGCTGATTTGTATCGGAAACTCTGCGTGCAATAGGTTGGAACAAACGATGAGCCAGTAACGGCCCACGGTGTCCCACCATTATAATCACGATAGACCCAGCTTGCGCCAGTATCAGACCCACCATCCGAGGCGTATCCATCCCCCATTACCCAGCTTTCACTGATTGGTGCCACGAAGACCGAGTATTCAATCGGCAACTGGTACTCGTTGCAAATCTTCACTTTCAAATGGAAGGATGCACTAACGATGTCACCCGCTACAATAGAGCGAGAGATAGCCAGCAAATCAAATTGAACAAGCGCACGGTCAACATATGACGCAACCGTGTATTCACGACTACGTTCCTGACGTGTATCCACGCCAGAGGCGGTGCCATAGAGGCAGATAAGCTGTCCATTGATGATACTCCCCGTGAAATCGGGGACGCTAAATGAACTGGTGAAGTATCCCGTAACACTACCCGATAGAGTTGCGCTTGAACTCACATCAGTTCCTATTACAGACCCCGTGAACTGTCCCGTGAAATCCTGCACCCCAACATGGACAAACACCGCACTGACGTAAGTATAGTCTTTGGTTGGGCTTATGTATCCGACAATAGAGTTGTCGGTTCCCACTTGGAGGATTTCGTCAACGCCAAAATTCTTCACGCCCAACCCTACGGGGCGATTGGTGATATACGTGTCTTGAGATGGGAATATGTAGTGATGCATACTTAGAGTACCGAGCCTTTGATGTCACTATCGGGATACCTTACCTCGAAAATCGAGGGGTCCACCGATGGGTAGATAATCCCATTCTTAATCGCTGCCGCAATATCATACTGCACGGGAGAGTAATCTCCATCCAAGGCGGTCTTGTTATAAATATCAACACTCACCACCGATTGCACACCATCAACTTTGGCAATCTCAAGCTGCAATTGGCTTATATTGATTGGCTGTGAAAAGTTCCACTGGTCAATGTTGAAGAAATCCTGCACGGACGAGATACAATTACTCAGTACATCCTTCTTGTTGTGTCCTTTGTACACCGTAATGGTGAAATTCACCCCGACATTGATGACATAGCCGTCAATGATATTGACACCATCCGTAATCATTCGGTACTGCTTAAGATAGGTAATCAGGTTTGAAATGAGGGCGGGGTTTGACTTCATCAACTGCTTCTGAGCGTTGTAGGTCAGAATATAGACGTTGATGGCGAAGGGGTTCGTATTGTCATAGGCAATGCGGCGAAAGTAGTTGTTGTCACTGTTATCAACGACTTGAGCAATGTTATTCTGGTCAACCACCCCGAGCAGGATTTTATTGACCCCGACTTGTAAGCTGGTATCCGCAATGATTTGCGCCTTCGCAATAGCTCCGAACTGAGCAGGCATCGAATAGATGCGAACCAGATAGTCACCCTGAGTAACTGTTCTGTTTTGAGCAGCAAAGTTGGCCATTGCGTTCATTCGGATTTCATCGTCGGTTTCCGCATCCTTACCACCGGTGCATGGGGACGGGTTTGTTACCGCCAAAGAATTTTCTACTGTCTTGAGCAAATTGACTTGTTCGGGCAACAGACCTTCCGATGGATTGTCAAACACGGCTGACACTACGTCACGAATTTCGTCGGCTTGGCAGTTGGATTGTAGTCCTCCACCAATAGTATAGCGAATGGTCAGAGTAGTGTTCTGCGGGGCAATGCCGTAGCTCTCGTTCTTCAAGAAGCTACTTGGGTCCAACGGTACATTGACTTCATTGATATTGCTTAGACCTACACCAAGTAAGTCGGAATCGAACGTCATGAGTTCATCATCAACACCATTGACCCCAGCGCCGAACTGAACTGTAGTTAGGTTGTTTTCGTCAATCGTAGTCACAAACTTGCGGGAGGTCTTGAGATAGTTCAAGATGTACGGCACCGAGTCCTTATACTGGGACAATGACCCTTCGTACTGAGCATCGTTTGGAACGGCAATAGGAACCATGCCTTGGGCGAGGTAATCCACTTCATACCACTTATTGTTGTCTGAATCCACAATGTCAAGGACTTGAAGGACATTCGCCTCACTCAATTGGATTGTGAAATATGGAGATGGGTTCCCCACGACAATATTACGGCTCAATATCTGTCCAGAACTTACTGGCCCCTGCTTGGTCAGCAAGAAGAACTGCGGGGTTCCGTCATCGTTTCTGGCGTAGATTTGTTCAGCCCGTGGTGACACCGAGGAACTGACAGAGAAATCAACCGCTGAGGTCAGAATGTAATAGGCTCCGTTATTGTTGGAAAATTGCGTGTTCTCCTTGACGGTTAGCATGTAATTGGAGTCGGGATAGAATGTTCCCGAACCATTGTCGGCGGCAGGACAAAGCTGTTGTAGATTCACAACGCCCGTTGCTGCGGTGGAAGGTTTGATTTTGTATCCCAAATACCTTGCAAGGCCAATGATGTTCTTACGTTCCGTGGCACTTTGGAGTGTCGTTTCCTTGAAGATGTAGTCCGTATAGTAGCTGAGGACATCACCGACATAAGCGGCTTGCTCGATGAACATCATGCCGGGTGCGGCAGGAGAAAAGTCCTTGTAGGTGTTTGGATAATAGACCTTGGCAAAGTTAATGAGTGCATCACGCAACTGAGCAAAATCTCGGTTGATGTAGCGAATATCCTTGGAATTCGGCTGAAAACTTTTCTGTGTAGTTGAACTCATTATTTGCCTCCCACAACATTAGTCCATTGTTTATTTACAACATCGTATCGCCAAAATCTTTTCGGATTCAGGATTTCTACTATTTTGTTTTGTCTCACTAAATCTCTTTCCTTTTGTCGTAATGAGGTATGATATTTTCCGTCATACTCTATTACTACATTATTCTTCTTGTCGTAACCATCAATATAGCAAAGAAACTCATCTGTGTGGATTTGATAGTTAGGTTCAAACTCAAACCCCATACTATTCCACTTATTCAGTAGTTCTATTTGCCCTCGGTCAAAAGACTTGCCCAACCATCTGGTTTCTGCAAGTGCTTTTATATGACGTTTTCTAACGTCGGGTCTATGTAATGCCATTTTTACCGTATCCGACGTTTTTTTCCTTGACAGCGGGTCGGAATATCTTAGTTTTTGAGAAGCGGAGTTTTTCAAACGGGCGTTCTGCGATTGCTTAGTACCCACTTTTCTTTCGCTCAGTTTTTCCTTGTGCTCATCCGAAAATCGTTTCCCCATTTGACAACAGGACTTACATACCAGATTATTCTTTCTGGCACGATAAAAGTTGCTCGGCAAGGAGTATATTATTTTTCTCCCGCACGATGGGCACTGACGTTGATACTTCATATTATGTCGTCTTCGGCTTCCTTGTCATTATGTTAGCCTCGGGGTGTTTTTCGAACCCCAATCCTCCGTACCACTTTCGCAGTTGGTCTTTGGACATACCTTTCTGACCCCGCTTAACAAAATCTTTCATAGGAACTGGCTCAAGTTTTAAGAGCAACCCCGCTTCATCGGCAACTTGCAAAATACCTTTCAGTGCCTCTCTTGCCTTTCCCTTTCCTCTATGCTCGGGGTCTGTTACAATCGCTTGAATGACATATCCGTTCAGCATTGGTCGGCTCGGGTCTCCTATCCAAACTTGCCCATTGCGATTAAAAATATCTGTGCGGTCAAGCCCAACTTTTACAATATGGTCTTTATCCGTAACTGTAGGATACATACCACCACGCCAACGAAACGAATGCTCCGATTGCGGAACGTGATACTCCAACCCGTATTTAGGAAGGAGTGCGATAAACTTTTCAATCACTTCATCGCCCTCCGTCAGCAATGGTTTCATCTTAATCATCTTATACCTTATTCACGTCGAGCGTCAGTTCTACTGAATCCGACGCATTGATGGAATTTATAACAAAAGTAACGACGATGTATAGTTTATAAATATCACGCAGGTCCACACTTTGGTCATCATTCAAGTACTTTACATCCGCCGACTTTACGGTAATCCCGGGAATCCACTGTGTAACGTCCTCTCGAATGATGTTTTCGACCTTTTTGGCGATAAACTCATCATTTTGCTCGAAGACAGCATTCCACAGACGGCTACCAAACGTCGGGTTCATTCGGCGTTCGCCTTGTCTTGTCCGCAAAAGGTTAGTAATGTTCATCCGATAAGCCGTATAGCTATCGGTGGACTGCTCGAAATAGCCCACGTTCCCATCTCTAAGTGGGAACGTGATGCCAATCGGAGTATTTTTGACAAGGGCCATTAGTACCTTTTTCCTTTGGACTGCTCAAGAATCTTCTTCATGCGGTCATAGTTAGTCAGTGCCTCGGTCACTGCTGGCGTGGTTATCCCAGCCCTTGCCACGTCCAAGGCTGACACTCCCTCGGGAATGGCTGCTAGAGGCACATGGTTCTCTGAGATAGGTGCGGGCGGCTGTCCTGATGGCACGGCTGGCATATTTGGCATACCACGAGCAAATGCGGGCATCTCGGCCTCTGGCATCATCTCCCCTGCCCCTACAATAGCGGCTTGGGGAGGCGCTCCGGGGTTATATCCCCCGTGGAATGCAGCCAACCCAGTTGAACGCTCTCGTTGTCGCAAATCGGGCGTAGTTTCATTCAAAATCTGATTCAGAACTGGGTCTTTGGCGTACTGTATCACCTTGCGTGGAGGCGGTGGGGCTATACCCTCTTCCAATTCTGCTCTAGTCACGGGTGGAGACCCCGCAAATAGTTCCTTCAAAGACGCACGAAATTCATGCGGGTCTTTCGGAGTGCTTGGCGCTTCAACTTCCTTTCCTACATATTCCCTTCGGACAGGTTGGATATGTTCCGTAATCATTGACTTTCCGGCCATGTTTTGGAATACCTCCCCAATGAGTTTTGGAAGTTGCTTTTTGATTTCTCGTGTTACGAGAACCTCGATTATCTGTGTGAGTTGTGTGAGTTCTGACTTTTTCATATTCCTATAAATATGTTGTGTGTTTACTTAAACGTAGTTGCAGCAGCTTTCCAGTCATCAACTGTGATGTTTGTAGGAGGATTGTGGTCCTCTTCCAATATCCCTGCGGCAGTCAGAAGTGCTTCACGGTCATTCCATGTAGCGACTTCCGCCGATGATGTAACGGGCGCTTGCCCTGCGGGTGGGGTGAAAATTCCTGTCTGGGTTGCTCGGCGACCACCACAACCAGTTCCTTTGGCCACAGCCGCTTTTTGGTCTGCGGGCAATTGTTGTAGTGCCTGAATCTTTTGCTGGTCATTCTGTGGAGGCGCACTTGGGTCGGAGCCTGCGGGTGTATCACTCGCTGCCCCTCCCGGCCCGAATGCAGCATCAACCGCCCCACCATATTTTGCCTGTGCTTCTGGGGTACTCATACGATAGTTCATTCCTTTGAATGTACCCGGAGTTCCCGTAGTGCTCGGAGACGTTGCCAAAGTTGGTGGTGACTGTGGAATTCCATCTGGCGCATGAACGTCATCTCGACCACCTGTCTTGTTCTTGTTGTCTATGGTTATCTTCACCGGAGGCGTTCCTTCTGTAATAGATGCCCCATCTTGACCGTTGGCAAATCCTCCACCAACCGTAAATACTCGGCGACTCATAAGCGTATGCAAACTGTCTCGCATCATCGTAAGTTTATGAATCTGAACTGGTATTTGAGTCTGGTGTGGCTGTTCTTCCTTCACGTCACACCCAGCGCCATCAGTACATTTCGCATCAGGATGCGTGTGGTGATGCCAATGAGTATGCGTAAGCAACCAGCAGCACAACTCGTACAACCAATTCACCGTGGTCTGCCCAAGAAGTATCGGCTCATTCGTATTGTCATACTCTCCTAGATAAATAGCAGGAGAATTCAGCACAGTCTTGGTATGCGTCGTCAGTACAATCTGCTGGTGAGCATCTACTGTGAATTCATTGTCGGTGCAAATACCATATCGTTTCTTCGAGTAAGACAGAATTTCCTCGTATCGTGCCGACAGCACAAGTCGGTCAGAGTTGATTACAATCTGGTCTCCCTTCATTGGGTTAGGATACTTGAATGTGCTCGGGCCTTTGAACTTGGCTACTTCTTCATCCTTTTCATCATGGAACATCCGCTTATAGCAAGTCGTTACCCACTCACTAATTGTCTGCCCACAGGTAAGATAAACTGACGCCCCATCATGATTGATATTCTCGTCAAGATACCCACCCACATTCTTTTCCTCGATGGTTCCTACCACTGTAGCAGGATTCGGGCTGTGCTTCAATGAAAGCGTTTGCCCGACCTTGAGCAACTGGCGCTGGCGGTTACGAAGAATAAGCATTGGATTGCCGCTATTCGTGTAATCAGGATACTTTGGGTCTCCGACATCGTTCCCACGATTCTTATCGAAAGCCTTCATGATGACTTCCGAGCCGTGGCGGCTCTCTAGCAGTAAGTCACCTTCAAAGCGGTGCAGAGTACGAATCTTGGGGTTGGCATAGTAATACTTGCCCGCATACCCATGATAACCTGAATCTGCTTTCCAACTTGTTTGGGATTCCATCCGTCCAGTAAACGGAGCCTTGCTAAACAATACCGTATTGGACGTTCCTGAACTTGCACCCTCAATAGTGAAGTCAATATTGTTGTT